AACATCCGCATAGTTCTCACCGAGCACATAGGCTCGGATGTTGTAGCGGTGAGCGAGTCGGCCCAAGTCTTCGGTGTGCGGGTCATCGCGGCCGGGGAACTCGGTGACTTCGACACGGCGGCCGACATCGTTGTGGACTTCTTCATACAAGAAGACCACACCATCGAGTGATGCTTCGAGAAGGTTGTCACGCCAAGACGCCATGGCTTAGAAACCCTCCGGAGAAATGCCGCTCTCGACTTCGATGGGGAATGTGCCTTGCTCGGTGACTTTGCCTTCCATGCCCTTGGGCAACTTGAGCGTGATGGTGCCACCTTGGAAGTTCGCCGCTTCGAGTGCACGCGTGAGCGCGGCTTCGGTTTCGGGGTCGGTGCCAACACTTGTGGGTGCACCAACAACCGGTGCACCCGCCTTCGGTGCACTCGCGTTCTTCGCTGCATCGAGCATCGCTTGACGGGCTTGGCCCTTCTTCGTGATGGATTCGATTTTCGCTTGCGCTTGGTCGCGGTCTTCTTGGTATGGGTCACTCAAGAAAGACCCATGCATGCCGGTATACCAAGACCCCAACGCTTCGTCGGCTTCGTCGCGTGCTGCCGTCGCCGTCTTCAACTCTTCTTGCTCTTCGGGTGTGAGCATCCCAAGAGTTGTGGACCCGCGCGCACCGAACTTGTTTTGATTCACACCGGCGATGGCATCCGAGATGCCGAGCCATTGGTCAAGTGCAGTGCCGGCCGCATATCCCAACGCACCGGCCACGAGAATGCCTTGCGCCCATACGCCAATGATGGAAGCCCATCCGGCTTTTCCAGCGGCCGCCGCCGCGGTTGAACTTCCGGTGATAGCACCGGCCAAGCCCTTCGCACCAAGCAAGATGCTCGTGCCGCGCGCGGCCAAGCCCACCAAGCCGATGATGGATTTGAATGCCGATAGAATCAACAAGAGCGGCGTGAGCACGGTGCCGATGGCAACCGTGATGATGAGAAGCTTGCCGAGCCGTTGCACGAGTGTTGGGTTGGCTTCGGCCCACTCTTTGAACTTCGCCACCATCTCGGTTGCATCTTCGAGAAGCGGTGTGAGAACCGGCGTGAGTTGCTGGCCAACCGTGATGCCGAAGTCTTCGAGTGACTTGGTGAGTTTGTTGACGTCACCGTGTACACCTTCGCGGGCCATCTTGGCCATCGAACCGAGACCCTTGGTGGCGTCGTTCACTTCTTCTTCGAAGTGCGCCCAAGAGTTGGCCGCACCCTTCGGCGCTTCGATAGACTTGATGAGAAGGTTGGCCGTCAAGCCGCCGCGCTCTTGGAAGAACGATTGGAGAATCGCGGTGCGTCGACTTCCCTTGATGCCCTTCTTGGCGAAGCCATCGGCCCACAACTTCAAGACGTCTTCGAGCTTTCCCGAATCGAGAGCCTTGCGCAACTCATCCTTGCCGATACCAAGATGCTTCAAGATGGCTTTTTGTTGATTCGTTCTCGGGTTGGCATTGCGGTTGATGAAAGACCGAAGACCGGTACCCGCCATTGAGCCCTTCACACCACCCTTGCCGAGAATAGCAAGTGCCGCCGAAGTCTTCTCGATGGAGATGGTCAAATCATTCGCACTTGGTGCCGCATACTTGAAGGCTTCGCCCATGTCCTTCAAGTTGATTTGTGAAGACATTGCCGCGCGGGCCATCGCATTGCCCACGCGCTCCATGTCCGAGAACTCCATGTTGAAGCCGCCGATGGCGTCTACCAAGAACTGCGCCGCCGAAGCCATGTCTTGCTCACCCGCGGTGGCGAAGTCCAAGACGTGCTTTATTTCTTTCAACTGGTCTTCGACCGGAAGACCGGCTTGCGTCAAGATGCCGAAGCCATCGGCGACTTGCTTGGCCGAGAACTCGGTGGCCTTCGACATCGAGCGCGAAGTGTTCTCGATATCCTTGATTCGTCCATTGGCTGCAAGCGCACCACCCGAGAGAGCGTTGACCATCTTGAGCGACTTTTCGAAGTCCATCGCGAGTGAGATGGGTGTGCCGATGGCCGCTTGGGCCATGCCGGTAAGTTGCTGCATCCCCGCGGCGCCACCGGCAAGGTTCCCCGCTTGGAAGAACGAATCACCGCCGCCACCCCGGGGAGGCTTCGGCGCAAACTGTCCTTTCTTCGCCCATGCTCGCGCATCTTGTCGCGAGAAGAGAGCACCGCGAGCCTTCGACGTCTGACGACCACCGCCCCACGCACCAAAGGCGCCGCCGGAACTATCACTCGAAGCACCAAGGCTTCGTTGAAGTCCGGCGGCTTCCGACTTCATGCGCGACATGGTGCGCTTGACGCTGGCGTCTTCGCGCCCGCGGAACACCAAGGTCACGTTGAAGTCGGCCACGGTTCACTCTTCTTTCTTCAAGACTTGGCAGAGCATCGAATGCCACTGCAAGGCTTCATCGACGGTGAGACCATCGAGCACTTGTGGCGTCCACTTGAAGTGGAATGCCAAGTCGGCGAGCACGCGAGGGAAGTTGGTGGGAAGGTCACTTCCCACCTTTAGCGGCCACCGGAAGTCGGCTCGGACTCTTGCGGCGCCGCGGATGCGTTTCCCTCAAGTCGCTTCCGACACAACTTGAGCACGACGGTATAATCCCGCGTGTCCATGCGTTCCATGACCGACTCGGGAAGTTTGGTCATCGAGCATGCGAGATTGAAGAGTTGCCGAGTCATGGAGTCGTCATCCGACTTCATCATGTCTCGCATGTGCTTGGCGTAGAGACGCGCCGGAATGCGCACCTTCTTCAACCCTCGCGCGATGTCCTTGGCCTTCACCTTCTCGGACCCGCGGAGTTCTTCGAATGGATGTTGGATGTGATACACCCAACCCGCATCACCTTCGTCTTCGACATGCTCGGGCAACACGTCGTCTTCGGGTTCCGGGTCCGGCATTTCATCCGGCTTCTCTTCGTTTTCGTTCCCGAGCAACTCTTCCAAGTGTTGGTCGAGAACATCTTCAATCTCGCCCGAAGGCAACGGCGTTTCTTCCGTTGCCTTCTCGGGCGATGTTCCGCGCATTGCGTGCTTGCTGGCCGTAGCACTCATTGGCGTTTCTCCGTTGGGTTGGGGTTACGCTTCTTCGGCGACGTCGCCGAAGAACTTCAAGGGCACTTCACCTTCGCCGTCCGACAACTCGGGCGGGTCTTCGATGCTCGCCATCGCCATCATATACGTCTTGCCGTTGTCGGCTTCGAAGTTGATGACGCCATCCGTGAAGTTGCGGATGGTCTCGATGGGAGTTTCGTTCTTCCACACAATGGTGCATTCGAGTTCCGAGTGCACCACTTCTTCGCAAAAACCGTAGAACTTGTGACCGCTCTTCGGCTTGCGCTTCACGCCACCAAGCCGAAGCTTGGCGCCGGGCAAACTTTCCAAGAGTTCGCCGTTGACCTTGATGCGTGCAATGCCTGCGATTTTGGACATGGCTCACTCCCTTCAAACGATGAACTGCACTTGGCCCGCGAACACGCGGAACTGGTTGATGAAATTCGGGCCCATACGTGCATCCATACGGTTGCGGTCCGAAGCATTGCGTTCGACGATGAGTTCTTCTTTGAACTGCGCACCGTCTTCGACCCACGCGAGTGCTTCCCACTCACGGAAGAGAGCGATAATCTCGCTCTTGATGACGGACGGGGTGACCACGGCTTGGCCCGGACCGTATGCCGTTCCATCATCCGCCAACTTGTGACGCGGATACTTCGTGGTGATGCGAGCACGCGTGGTGTAGCGGATGGCCGCCAAGGTATCGAGCGTTTCCAAGTCACGGAACGTCGTGTCACCCACACCGTTCGCGTTGGTCTTGTACGTCGTGACCGTGCGCTCGATGAAACAGTTGCCGGACACGTCCGTCTTGAACGTCGCCGCACCGTCTTCGAGAAGCAAGTTGCGTTCGGCTCGGGTGAAGAGAGACGAGCGAGCCGGCGAGAGCATGCCGGGCAACTTGAGCGTCTGTCGCGGGCGTGCAGGGTCGGACTCGGTGTCCCATACCGCACCGAGAATCGCCGCGACTTCGCACGGCGGAGTCGGTGACGTGCCTTGCGCGAGCATGCACGAGAACGGCGAGTTGCGAGCCGACACGATGGTGGTGATGTCACCGTGCGTGCCGGGGATGCTGTAGAAGCACTTGCCGTCTTGTTGGTCTTCCGGGCCCCACCGGTCTTCGAGTTCGGCTTCGATGATGGCAACGTTGGCCGTGTCCGAGTAGAGCGAAACCCACGTCGTGAACCATTCGTCACCGATGGCGGTGATGGCCGTCGCAACAGTTGGGTTGGTCGCACCGGCAACACCATCGGCAACCACCACGGCCACACCCGAAGGCATGTCGCGCGCGTCACCTTCATAGTAGTTGAGCCGAATATCGAAGTTCTGCGAAGCCGCGTTGGCGTTGCGTGCCGTGCCGGTCACCACACCCGCCGCGGGCGCGAAGGTGTAAAGCCAATCGGCTTCATACAACGCGAACGCGGTGTCCACCGCCGTGGCGATTTGTGTCGCCGTCTGTGCGTTCGTAACGGCGACATCCACCGGTCGACCACCGACCAAGAAATGGAGCGTTCCGTCACTCGTGGCGGGTCCGGTGATGGTGATGGTCTTCGTGGCAGCGGTGCCCGCGTCGGTGAGAGAGACCGCCCAAACTTCCGTGAGTCGGTTGGCCTTCTTGTACGCTCGGCATGCCGCCGCGAGTTGCGAGCCGCGACCGAAGTAGCGGTCACCATCATCCGGTGACAAGATTTGCGTGAGCACGCCCGCCGCAACGGTACCGGTCGAGAGACGCGAGCCGATGATGACGGCTCGCTTGGGAAGCAACGCCAAGCCTTGCACCCCGCGCGAAGAGTCATACTCGATGTATGCACCCGGCGTGAGAAGCAAGTTGGGGATGAGGTTGAAAGAGATGGGCATGGCTCACGCTCACTTCTTCGGCTTGCCGCCGATGTCCGGAACCTTCGTCACTTCGACGCCGACCGTCTTGCCGTCGGCAGCATCCTTGATGCCGGCGGTGGCGTGCTTCGAATCATCGGCGAGCACCACCGAGCCTTCACGAAGCATGCGGTGCCAATACTTCACGTCCGGCACGTCCACGGGTGAGCACTCTTCGCCGTCCTTGTGACCGGGAAGCGGGCTTGCCGTGCTCGGGTTGTGGACCAACTTGCCGGGGGTTGCGAGCTTGACCTTGATGGTGCGCATTGTTCTTTCTCCTACGTCGGACCTTCGAGATTGATGTGTTGGGTGTGGACTTGCGGCTCACCGGCTTCTTCGGTGGGTCTCGCTTCGGTGTTCTCGACATACAGCCGCAAGAAGTTGTCGAGAGAGTCGTAAGAAAGTTCCGGCGGGATGCTCACAACTTGCATCCATCCAATCTTCCAAAGCGAAAGACCGGTCATGTCGACTTCGGAACTATAGAGATTGTTGCCTTGCACTTCGGTCGGGTTCTTCTCGCCCCACGGTGCAGAGTGAAGCAAGCGCAACGTGTGCTCATAGATGAAGAGGTTGGCCGCACCCTTCTTGCGGTCCGGCGTGCGTTTGGTGACGATGAAGGCACGCCACACTTGCTCTTCGCGGATGGTACCACCCATCGGCTTCGACTTGCCGCCTTCGATGGCGAGCACGACACACGGGGCCGAAACCGAGTAGCGCTCCAACTCATCGTCGCCGAAGGGACCATCGTGCCAATACACCGTCACCTTCAAAGGCGCCAAGTGTTGCTCGAAGGCGAGCATGATGGCATCTCGCAAGTCCACCAAGTGTTGCGTCGCGCTCATCGGAGTCGTGTTCCAATCCAAGAGTTGATGCGTGCATCAATCTCTCGAAGGTTCGTGGTCGAGAGTCCCATGAACGGGCGCGGTGGCGTGCGCCAACCTTGCGGACCCGAGAACTTCGCCGAACGCTCGCGCGGTCCGGACTTGCGTTGACCATTGCGACGCTTCAACGCTTTCGGCGTGAACTTCTTTCGCTTCATTCGAACGCCGTGTTGGTGGAACATCGCATATTTCGAAAACGCGGCCACGCGGACCTCGGCTTCACCTTGCCGAATCGCGGTGATGCTGTCCATCATCTCGCCGGTCTTGTTGAGAAGTGGGTGCGGCTTCTTGTCCTTGCGTGGAAGCCATTGCGCACCGTCGGGTGAGCGTCGCTCACGAATGAAGCGGTTCTTGATTTGCTTCACACCCATCATCGCCAAGTCGGAGAGCAACTCGCCGAAGACTTGACGACGCCACACCGCAATGCGGCCTTCGAGACGCGTCAACTCTCGCCCTTCGGCGATGGTCATGCTAAACAAGGCCATCGGTCTTGTCGCGGGTGAAGATACGTTCGTTGGTCCAATGCTCCACACCACCGCCGGCCGTTGGTGTGGGGTCGGGAAGGCCAATCGAGAGACCACCGTCCGCAACACGTTGCAGCCACGCGAGCGCGTCTTCATAGCGTTGGCGAAGTTCTTTCGTCAACTTGTCGTGGTCGGCGGCGAGACGATAGAGCGCGATGTCAGCAACGTAACCCGGAAGCACGCCGGGCACATAGGTGTTGCTCTCGGGTTCTGTCATGTCGACGATGCCCGGCAACGGAAGGTCATAGACCACACCGAGATACGAGTCCACCAAGCCTTCGGCAAACGCGATGGCTCGCACCACACACGTCAAGTCGGCTTCGCCATCATCGTTCTTGTCGGCGAGAAGGGTGACCTTCTCTTCGCCGTAAGCGTTGATGATGCCTTGCGTGGAAACGTATCTCGGCATGGTCCTTCACTCCTACGTGTTGGCGAGATGCGGGCTCTCGATGACACGAAGCGACTTGGCGTGGATGTTCTCTTCACCCGTCGCCAACACTTGTTGCTCGATGAGCCGCTTGGCCGTCCAATGCAGCGCCGTCGGCACGATGAGTGCGGTGGGGCGGACCTTCAACGGCTTCCCGTTGTCGGCGGTGAGGTTGAGCATCGCCGTCCATGCGGCTTCGAGGTTCGTCGCATCGAGCGTGCGGTTGCTGGCGAACATTAGTTGCCAGAATCCATAGCCGCCGTTGTACCGCGCATCGGCCCCCATCAAGAACTTCTTCTCGAAGAAGACGTTGTCATCGTTGGGCGACATCTTCGACACGAACTTCGGCGCTTGCCGCATTTGGAAGATGAGCGGCTTGAGCGAAGTGGACAAGTCGGCGAGATACCAATAGGGACCCGCGCCGTTCGTGTGCACGTTCGCGACCGTGCCGAGGTCTTCGTGTGGATGCGTCGCCGCGAAGAACGGAACCCCATCGTAGGAGTTGTGGAAGCCGTCCGTGCTTCGTCCGTTGTTGAGAAGACCGAAGATGAGTTCATCCGGATGCAGCGCCGCGGCTTCACCCGCGCGTTGCGTCATCGGCGTATAAATGCCGAACTGGTCATCTTGAATCTTGTTGCGCTCCACACCGAGCGTCCATTCCCAATCCTTGTTGCGAATGGCGTAT